ATGAAAAAACGGGCGTTGTTTATTATTTTGTTGTCCTTGTCCCTGATTTTGACCTCTGTTCCCCCAAGTTTTGCAACCGAGAAAAACACCTCAAAAGAAAACGACTCTTTTAAAAACCACGAAGAATTCACCGAAGAAATAGACGGATTGAAAACAAATATAAAAACCATGGAAAACGATTCACAACAGGTAACCACTTTTAAAACTGAACTTGGCACAATCACCTATACCTCTAATAAAGAGACAGGTAGTATTTCTGTTTCTAGTAACTATCTAAAATCTGACGAAATAGCTGCAATTGAAGATCAAGTAAATGAAATTGCGAATAGCATTGTATTAGAAAATCAAATGAATTCAATGATCACTAACTCCCTTGATCAATTAGCAAATGATGATTTCACAACACAGAAACAAAAAGGAAAATGGGTGTGGTCCAAATATGATCATTACCGTGTTACAGTAGAAGGAAAGGCAGCTTTAGGAGTAATTGCAGCCGCAATTTTAAACCGTATTCCTTATGTTGGCTGGATTGCTACTGCTGCAGCTCAAATAATGATTCAATTGAAAATGAAAACAGGTTACTTCTCCGCACGTTGGGGAACACGAGCCGACACTGATATATGTTATTTGTGGAGAAAGAGACACTTGAAAATGTTCTCGGACAGTAAACGTAAAAATAAAAAACTGGACGAAGTAGGATCGGCAGGAAAAGTTTATATGTGTGGAACTGGTTGAATAAAAAAGCCCCAGTCTAATGCAGACTAGGGCTTTTTTTATTGCTGTTTTTGCTCTTTTAGCTTTTTGAAAATCACAAATTGGTATACTCCAAATAGTACGGTTAGGATCATAATTGCGGTAAATATTTGATCGACTGGAAGCAAGAAATATACGACAATAAAAGATAAAAGCAAAACAAGATAACCTATATTGAACGCTTTTTTAAATGTCATCATATTACCTCCTTTTTACAATCATATCACGTTTTACCTAACCTTATAACCAACTTTTTCCCCATTAAAACACAAAAAGCCCCCATCCATTAAGGACAGGGGTTTTACTCATTTCAATGCTTTTTGAAGAGCTGCTTTAGTCTTTGGACCATAGATGCCATCAGCAACAAGACCGTGCATGAGCTGAAATCGTTTGACCGCATTTGCCGTTTTCGGTCCATAATAGCCGTCAATGCCGTTATTTTTTGCCCCTTTATCAGGGTAGAAATAAACAGCAGCCAGAGCCTCCTGTAATGCTTTTACACCAGCGCCCTTTGTCAAAGGCTTTGTTACTTTTAAAATGCCAGAAGGCAGGTTATATGACTTTTTAGGTTTACTCGCTTTTGGCTTGGATGACGTATTTTTGACAGGTGTCGCTTTCACAGGTTTCGCTGTTGCCTTTTTCCCTGTATGAGCGGTTGCAATACCTGCCTTGAAGCTGTCCCAGCGATTAAGCAGCTTTCGTGGACATTGTTTGCCGCTCCATCTTTTATGGGGAACAACATTGGCCAGCGGAATACCCTGATCCTGCATCAGCTGACGAATGAGCCATTGGGCGTTCTCTACCGCCTTTTCAAAATTGCCGTCTGCGTTTTCACAAATCTCAATTCCAATTGACTTCATGTTTCCGGTTCCCCGACCATCTCCTGCATGCCAGCCGTTTTCGTTCAAAGGCAAATGTTGATAGATACAATTTTCATCCACCGTGTAGTGCCAGCTCACCGCTGTACTAGACCTTTTGACGAATGCAGCGTGACTCGCTGCGTTTGCCCCTTTTGCTGTGTTAGCTGTGTTATGAACCGTAATATATAAAGGTTTCATGTAGTTACCAGGACGGTTCTTGTTGCTTTTCGGAATAAAATCTTTAATGATTTTTACCACGTTCATCGTCTCCCTTGATCAATTTAATATAAAAAGAGCCACCTCGTGGCAGCTCCTTACTTCGTTAATCCTTTTTGTTTCAGGACTTCTTTTTGTTGCTTACCTTTGTCGGTCACATAGTTGTTTTTGAACCATGCGGCAAGGGTTGTTGCAATTGTGAAGATCATTGAACCAGCAAGGTACAATGTCTCAGCCAACGAAGTGACTTGATCCTCGCTGATCGGCAAGATTGGTTTGCCAAATAGAATTAACGTTTGGTTGATCAATGCCATAAATAGAAGCACCGTGCGGATCACCGTGCCTTTGTCGAAGTTTTTCATATAAATTCCTCATTTCTTTTATTTTAGATTTCTTTCGATTTTATCGAGCTTATCAATGACAACATCGTACTTCTCACTAAACTTTGCTAACACATCATTTTGCGCTTCGATTTGTTCATTGAGCTTGTTTTCTCGTTCCTTTGTTGTGTTTAATACGTAAAACAGCACCCAACAAAAAAGAACCGCAAAGGGTCCTTGTGTCATCAAATATTGAGCCAAATCCATTTCCACCATACTCACCTACTCCCTCACTTTGGTCACCCCCTTAAAGAAGGCAAAATAAAAAGCCCCTTTAGGCTTCGTACTGTTCTCCCGTTATTTCTTGATAGTCTTCTTTGTTAATCCAACCGATTTCTACATAAAAGGCAATATCCTCTGGGCCATAACACTTCCAATCCCAAAACTGCTTTATATCCGCAACTGTTGGATATATCATGATTTTTCACCACCCTTCAACTCCTGAATCTCAGTCATGAGTTGAGCCAATTGTTTCGCCATTTGTGCTTCACGCAGTTTGGCTGCAGCTGCTTCCTTTGAAAGCTGACTCAATTGTTTAGTTAACACCGCATTTTGCTGTTTTAGTAAATCAACATCATGCGGCGGTTGCTCTGTTTGTAAGCTATCAATGTACTCCTGGGTTGCCGACTCGCTCCATGTTTTGCTTGCGGAATTATATTCCGCTATATATAACCCTTCTTGGGGTTGGACATCTGTAAATCCCTCTGGAATATCAGCATCATCAGGTATTTCTTTATCCCCACCAGGTATATACTTGAAATCCTCATCGTACGCGTATATTGGCTTCATATGGTTTATCCCTCCTTTGCTTTAAACATACAATTCACGACAATAAACTCAGTATTACTACTCGTGTCTTGTATGCAGAAACGTCCATCTGTAGCGATATACTGTCTACTAAATTGCGGTCCCTTAAAACCACCGGTGCTAGAAGCGATGCCAACATTATAGAGAGGGAAAGGCGGTTCACACCCTTCTGGCAACATAAACGCACCAACATCCCCAAGTGTACCGCCTGTAATGGCTCCTGTAACATGAACAATTCCCATCGCATCCTTTGCAACGCGAACCCGATAGTCATTATTGACCTCAGACTTATATGTTTTCCATCCGTTTCTGATAGTCGGAAACTTCCAATCGAGTTTTGCATCTCCACTAGTTATAATCCTCTCCCACCCTATAAAACCTCGTGTATGAAACGTCCCGATCCAAGTTTTATTATCAAACGATCTTGTTGCAGTTATCTTTTTGAGAATTACATCGTTTGACATATGGGAGGTTTCAGTAACATCAATGTAATAAAAACTCTGATCATTATCTACAGGAAGATTTAATAACTGTGCTCCCATATATGGACCAGTCGGTAAGGTAAATATATCAGTACCATTTGGAATCCTTGCAACTCTTCCATCGTTTGGAGTAAGCCTATATAACTGCCCATTATTCCATTTATTCCTTTCGGCAACTGACGGCAGCTGCGTCCAAGTGATAGATATATGGGTAGAATTATAGTAGAAGTAATAGGCATTACCTGACGTGTCTACCGCAAAACCGGTTCCGATGTTGTTTTGTCCCACCGTCTGAATACCTCTCAAATAGGCATTGCTTGGTGCTGGGGAATCTTCTACACCAGGGGATGCAATGAAAGTGCAGGTCCCTTTGTCTTTAATCGCATCATAAATATTTTTGTCAGCTGGAACAGAGATCAAGTATTTGCCGTCATCAGCTGTGATTTTATATAGCTGCGATTCATTCCATTTCTTCTTCTCTGCTTCAGATGCATGCGGCTTGGTATCGTCAATATGGCCACCGAGTTGATCTAACAGTCCAGTATCATTTTCAAGCAACACTTTAACCATTTCATTGAACAAATCTGCATGAGCTTTGTCGCTTGTTTCAAACACTTTAGGAGATTTAATGTCCATCAATGATCGCTCCTTTCTTAATAGATGTCATCAATCTCAAAGATGAATTCAATGTCACCGTCTTTTTGCTTGTCTGTCATGGTGCGGATGGCGGTGAATTTGCCGTCTTCGTCGACAAGTGCTAGTTCGTTGATCACTTCTCCTGCCAGTTCTCCTTCAGCGATGGTGCACGTGTACCGGATCTTCGCCGGCTCCATGAATTCATATGAATCAATTTCTTTTTGAACAAGCTCACTCTTTAATTCTTGTTCTGTTCCATCCAGGGAGATTGGCTTGCCATCTTTCGTCCCACCATTCCCAAAAGCCATCTTAACGACTTTTGTGAGCTTTGTTCCTTCTGCTCTAGCCTTGGCCATTTGTTGGCGAGCATAAAGCGTTGTAACGGTTAATTGATCAGCCATTATGATCCTCCTTTATAAATCTATTTGTTTGGACGTGGCAGCTAGATATTTTGAACCGTCTAGCGGTACTGATCCATCAAGCGTCCAATATTTCTGCTTAATGATTACACTTCCGCTTTGCTCATTTGATACATGAGCAGCCATGCGGAATGTTACTTTCCTTTTTTCTTTATTTACGTGTTTGAAACGAGATCGAAGTGTAAGAGCTGCTTGTTGATCCGTTTCATGTTTGGCTCCTACCATGACATATCTTGTACGTCCAAGAACTTTCATTTCTTTTTTGAGCTTCATGGCCAGCTTTAAAGATTGCCGGAAGCGCACTGGAATATCTGTTGAATTGCGCGATCCACTCAAATAAAAAGTGCCATTAAGTAAAAACTCTCCATTTAACAGAATCGGGATGTGATCAAAAAAGCCCACTCTGCTGCGCAGTGTGAGCCGGTTATGATAGTCTTTAATTTCATTTACATCTGTGTGATGTATGCTTGTAAATTTGTAAGCCAAGTGAGCCGGCTTCAAGTTTTCAAGCGTCTCTACAATGTATCTGGTGTTCTGCAGATCATCTAGATTCACCCGTAACGAGAAATGATAGCGGCCTGTTGTTAGACGAACCACTGCGCTAGGGTTCTTCAAGAACCGGTTCACCGCTCTTTCTAGTGATGCATACGTGATCGGTGGAATGTTGGACATGAGATTCAAAATACGTGCCCTGCGCAGCTCAATAGAATCACCTGATTCACGCTGCACCTTCAACATTCTTTCCCATCGATTCAGCCCCCACGTGGCAGTGAGCGGAAACAGTTGATCAGTCATATCAAAAATAGAATCATCTAACCTTTCCATCTCAGGGGCTTCGGATTTCATGAGCTCATCAAAATCTTTTATCTCTGTGAGATAAGCAGGCAGGTAAGCTTTCATTTCATCAAGCTTGCTCAATGACGTTCACCTGCCCTAGACGCGGAATTTCAATGTCTTGGAGGGGCAAGTTTTTGGCTTCGCCGTTTATCAAGACATCCGCATAATCAGAGACACTATCCGCATGATATAAAATGTCATTGATCGCTGACATTCTAATCACATTTTCTTCAAAGGCAAGTGATTTTAGAAGCGCTTTGACCTTCTCTTCAATCTCTTCTTGTGCATCTTCAATGGAGTAATCCATTTTAAGCTCCACAGATACAGACACCTCTACATCTTTCCATTTGGCACTTTCAACGGTTGCGATCGCTCCAATCGGTGCTTGACCTTCCCCTTCTCCTGGAACTGGATCAATGTACTCTTGGACCTTATTGACGAGCAGATCCGTCGCAACATCGAAATTCCCATCTGTGATGACAACTTTCACTGTGCCTTCCCCATTCCAGAGAGGAAAAACTTTCGCTCTCCCAACTCCTTCTACTTCTTCAGCCCACTTTTTATAGTGTGCTTTGTTGGCACTGACAGCTTCACGTCTTGCCCTCATCAAGTACCGTTCATAAAGAGCTTCATCATCTTCTTCCTCTTGCCCTGGTATCTTCAATTCTTCAAAGATGACAGACTCTAATCCTGGTATGTTATCGAGCGATAGGAGTGGCAGCTCTGCAAAATTCCCATTGCCTACAGCACCAGTTGTTTCACACTTCAGCGTGCCGTCAGATTGATATTGAAAATATAGACTGTCAATGTAGAACCTTGAGCCAATTGGTATTCTGATAGTGTCAGGTGTCACATCGATAGACCACACAGCACTTGTGGCTGCTTTACGAGTGATCCCCACTTCAGCAGCTCTTCTATCTAAAAATTCTCCCTGCGCTGTATCCGCAAATACAAGATCGAATACCTGATCTAGCCATATATAAGATTGAGCAAGTTCCGCAGCTGCAGGAGCCAACGCATTCCATATCACGCTGTTTTCACGTTTATCAATATCATCGGGTATACGTTCCAGCATTCGCTCCATGATGGCTTCATAAGACTGATCTTCAAACATCTTCGCCAATCACCTCCTCGATCTCCAAGGTCCCTTCATCTGTCACAACATCAAAAACCACCTTAAAGGCTGCGCCCTCTTTAGTGATCTCAAAGTCTTGAACACTTTCAATTCTTTCATCAACAAGAAGTGCTTCTTCAATGAGCCGCGGGATCTCCATCTCCTTGTATTCGTCCGTTGATTCTTCATCAGACACAGCTTCCTGCACTTCGCATCCTACGTCATGGCTATAAACAGCATGCGAATATCGTTCTGTTCGCAAAGCCATATAGACGAATTGGCGAATGGCATCGAGGCCATTAATCTTTTCATTAGTTAGACGTCCTGAATCGAAGTCGATACGGTAGGTGGTCGAAGGTTCAACAATGTCCTCTTCATCCTCCTCAAAATCTTCAATTTCTTCTTCTGGAGAGAGTGCCATCATGAACCACCTCCTACTACTTTATCTAAGATGTAAAACGTTTGGCCGCCTGTCATCGCAAGGACCATGACACTATCGCCTTCTTCTAGCTCATCATCTTCTCCATCGTCTAAGCGGGCTGGCCAGATGAGAAGTTCTTCAGGAATGATGAGTTTATCATTCTCATTGAGTCGAACACTAAGAGGGGAAACAGACACCACATCACCAAGTATCAAGTCAGTTGGCGATTGTGCATCCACAGCATCGACAGCCAATCGCTTAATTGCCTCGCTTAGTTTCATGTCTGGTTCCCCGTTGGGATCGTATTCTTTTCAACGACATCAATCGTCATGGTGTGTTTGGTTCCTTTGAATTCGTGACTATCTTGATCGATCCAGTACGTTTTTTTGATACCGATATCAGGAATGATGATGCGTATTGGCATGCCGCTTTGTAATCCAGGAATACCTAGAGCTTGGATACTTTTGAGTTCTTTTTTCACGCCCTTTTTCTGTGAGAGACGAACATCAGCCCTCTTTTGCAGCTGTGCTTGGTTGATCTCCCCTGACACTCTTTCAACGTGCTGCAGGATGCCGTATTTGCTTCTAGCAGCACTATCATTCGCCACAGCCAGCATCTCAATCTCTTTCTTTTGCGTGACCATCTTTGGCTTTGTTGGTTTGGCCGTTTTCTTATCTTTCTCTTTGTCCTTATCAGTTGACTTCGATTTCTTTTTTTCCTTCTTTAAAACTTTGATTTTTTCCACATGTGTTGCTCTCATCTTCACACGTGTGGCCGTTTCTTCTATGGAAGTACTGTACTGATAATCAATGAGATTGACACCCGCCTCAATGACCCAAACTTCGGACGGATCAGGCCAGGCTCTCAGTCCCATTTTCCCTTTAGAAGAATAAATCTGATAGTTACGTCCTGTTTGTTTCTTTGTTTCTCTAAGAGCCTGCAAGATGATGTCATAAAGGCTTGTATCGTTTTTGAATACAAGTGATTTAATGACATGGCCAGTGTTAGCAATCGACGTCATCGGGATCTGAAAATCTTGACCAAGCCGCTTCATTATTTGATCAGCCCGCTTGTTTGCAAATACATACACATCCTGGTTCTTCACCAAATACTGAAGCATGTCGTAAGCAGTAAAAGTGAGCTTTTCGTCCTTCGGCGTTCTTGCAAACACTGTTCCTCTGAAAAGCTCTTTTCCCTTCCACTTGAAAAGAACCGTGTCACCCTCTTTGATGCTGTAATATTTTTGTGAACCCTGTTTAGTCACGATAGTTGCTTGTATAGATCGGGGAGCTTGATACCTTTGACCACGAAGCGTGACGCTCTCTGTCACAAGCTCATACATGGTCCCGCTCCGCACTGCAAAAAGTTCTATCAATCGGATCACCCCTATTGTGGTATTTTTAATTTTTGACCAGGGAAAATCCAATGCCCTGGTTGTCTAATATTGCGTCTACTTCGTTTGATCATCGCGGCTTTATTCGCATTCCAAATGCGGCGCCATTTTGTGCTATCACCATAGAAGCGGCCAGAAATATCCCACAAGGTATCACCCTTTTTAACGGTGTACACTTTTGGTGCGCCTTTTGAGCTGCGTTTTTTGCTGCTCTTTTTGGCTTTCCGTTTAATTTTTCTAGGTGATGCGGTTTTGTATTCCTTCAGCTGCAGCGTGAATTCTCTATCACCAACATCATAAGTACCTTCGCTATGGTTAAAACTCTCAATGCTGCATTGCATATTGATTTTGGTACCTGTGACAATAAAGCGTACAGGCTTTTTTGACTTCATGAATCGCTCTATTTTGGCAATCGCATTCTCTGGAGATGGAATGCTTTTATATTCAGCGATCGGTGTATACTTCTTCGGAAAAAAGGCAGTAAACGAAATTTGACGAGCCCCTGGTACATCCAAGAATGTGAGCTCGCCAAATTTTGATACTTTGATAGATTCATTTTGTACGTTGTTGTTCAGTTCAAGTTTTTCAGGAAGAACAGGGAATCGCAGTTTGTCCTTCCCTTGCGAAATCCACAATTGATATTTTGATTTAGCCATCGATCACGACTCCCTTCGTTCCTGTGTTGATCTCTACTTCTAGTTCTTCGACTAATGATCGCTTGATTTTTTCAACCAATGAATCTTCATCTTGTCCATTATGGAAGTGCTGATCACCGTTAAAATTGATAATGACTTGTTTTGATCCACCAGAAGCAGACGGTGCATTCGTTGTGCCAGCTGTTACTGTTTGCACCTGCCCTTGTGAAAGCTCAGATGATGCAGTGTTGGCCGGATCATATACGTCCATTCCTAAAGCCTGTGCAGCTTGGGCCAACAAGTAGCGACCACGTATGCCGCGCTCTTCAGGAATAATCCATTCACGCTTGTTTCCTTCACCGACTCTAGCCACTTGCTCTTGAGTAATCAATCCACCATTTGCGTAACCTTTATAAGGACCGCCTCTTCTCATACTTCGTAATCCCGGCGTATTGAAGACTGTTCCATATCTGCCCTTAATGTAGTT